AAAATATTATCGGGTCTTTCCCATTTACCTGACTCATCATGTACTAATAGGTTTAGTTTTTCACCATCATAACTATTATCTCCAGTATTCTTCCAGTCAATAGTCGTGTCCAATCCTTGTATGTCTTCCAGCTTTTCATTAGCTGTAATCTTTTTTCTTGTAAACTTACTAGCAGGTACACGGTAAGCAAGTTCGGATTTTGGACGATCCATACCATCTTGTACGGGTTTAAAAAAGAATGGGTAATTAATTGATATAGGGACAACTTTGTCGGTAAACATTTTTTTAGCATCCGCACCTGTTTTAGATAGTATTCCATATCTACTATCACTTGCAAGGGTAGCTAAATTAACTGTTTCTGCTGATGACATAAAAGAAAATCCAGAACGTCTATTTTTAAGGTAGCACATTCCGTAGCATCTTTTATCTGCTTTACAAGCTTCCCAGAATATATAAAATAATCTGTTTGCCTCTCTAAAATCTGGAGCACCTACATCAATTTTACTCCATTGCAAGTACATGTACTGCGTACCTGTTATCCAGGTTGGTTTACCATTATTCATAAACCAGAATCCTTCTTCCCTTCTTTTAAATTCTTCGTCTATATAATCGTACCATTTTTCTTTACTGCTTTCCGG